CTCAAGAACGTGTTGACCGACCTGACCGTCGACGTCATCAAGTTCTTCGTCAATTGGGCACTCGAGGCGGCGGAGAATTACGTCAAGCAGCTCGCGATTAATTCTGGCCTGACCTCGGCGTTCGCCGCCATGCAAGCGGCGATGACCAGCGCGGCGGCCGGCGGCGGCGCGGTCAGGACGTCGATCATCGCGGCGGGCGCGCCGTTGGAGATCCATGCGGCGGCCGGCGTGACCGCCGCCGACGTCTCGGCTTGGATGGCGCCGATCGTCGGCCCGGCGGCGCCGGCGGCGGGCGCGGCGGCGGGCGCAGAGGTCGCGGTGATGGGCGCGCTTTACGATATTGGCGCTTGGAACATCCCCGAGGACCAAGCCGCCTATCTGCACAAAGGCGAACTTGTCGCGACGCCGTCGCAAGCCGACGCCATCCGCTCGCTGCCCGACATGATCGACGCCGGCGGCGGCGTCAGCGGCGCGCACGTCAGCGTCAGCACGCCGATTTCGTTCCCGTCCTTCGATCCGGCCGGAATGCGCGCGGCGTTTGAAGCCAACAAGGCCTCCATCATGAAGGCAGTTCAGTCGAGCATTCGCGACGGCATGCACCTTGGCGGCCGGCGCGGGATCAGGTACGCATGACGACGCCGACATTCCTCCCTTCGCTCGCCGGCCTCGGCTGGTCGGTCACCAAGACGCCGCGATGGTCGACGCGATCGGCCAAACACGTCAGCGGGCGCGAGACGCTGGCGCCGCTGTTCGCCTATCCGCTCTATGATTTCGAATTGACCTATGACGGGCTCGATTCGTCGAGCAACAGCTTCCCAAACCTCGGCGCTTACAGCATGCAATCGCTGATGGGCTTCTTCCAAAGCCTCAGCGGCCGCTTGTCGCCGTTCCTCTACGCCGACCCGATCGACAGCTATGCGGCCAATCAGCTTGTCGCGACCGCCGACGGCGTGACGACGAACTTCGTCATGTCGCGGCCGATCGCCGGCTACAGCGAGCCGGTCGGGTGGGTGACGAATATCAGCGGCGTCAACGTCGGCGGCGTCAATTCGCCGACGTCCGCCTGGAGCCTAGTGACGCCGAACACGCTCTCATTCGTCACCGCGCCGACCAGCGGCCAGGACATTAACGCGACCTTCAGCTACGCCTTCTATTGCCGCATGGCCGCCGACGATCTCGAGTTCGAGCAGTTCATGCACAACCTGCACGCCGTCAAGTCGTTCAAGTTCTCGTCGGCGCGGACGTCCTGATGCGCAACCTCGGCTCGACGCTCGCCGCCTTCTTGAACGCCGCGCGCAGCGCCGACGCGCCGATGTGGAAGGCCGACGCCTACACGCTGACGCTGCTCAACGGCCAGGTCGCCTATTGGTCGAGCCTCGACGTGCCTTTCGTCTATAACGGCAACACGTTTCTCGCCAACGGCCCGATGTTGCAGGGCTTGCGGATGAAATGCGGCGTCGGCCTGCAGACCGATCGGCAGCAGGTCTCGCTGTTCGCCAGGCCGACCGATTTGATCGCCGGCGACCCGGTGTTGCAAATGATCCAATCCGGCGGTTTCGACGGCGCGACGATCGAGCGCGATTGGGTGTTCTTCAACGGCAACCCGGCGCGCGGCGGTTCGGTCGTCGGCGGCGCCATCGCGTTCAAAGGCTTCGTGTCGAAGATCGACGAAGTCGGGCGCACGACGGCCAAATTCACGGTGGCGTCGCCGCTCGTCCTGCTCGATTACGACATGCCGCACAACCTCTATTCGCTGACCTGCAATCACACGCTCTACGACAGCGGTTGCGGCTTGTCGGAAGCGGCGTTCGAGACGAGCGGAACCTGCGCAGCGGGGTCGTCGGCCAGCGTCATCAACTTCTCAGGCTTCGCCGCCGGCCACGCGCAGGGCAAGCTCATTTTTACCAGCGGCGCGAACGACGGCATATCGGCGACGGTCAAGAGCGTCGTCGTCGGCGTCTCGGCGACGCTGATGTATCCGATGCCTGAACCGCCGGCGATCGGCGACGCTTTCAACGTGTTTTTCGGCTGCGATCATACGCTGCCGACGTGCACGTCAAAATTCGCCAACGAAGCGAACTTCCGCGGCTTCCCGTTTGTGCCGCCGCCGGAACTTGCGTTCGCCATTGCCGCGTGTTGCCTGTTGGCGAAGCCGATCATAGACTTTGTCCTATGTCTCCCTGGTCTGTTTACCTGATCACGCTGCCGAGCGGAGGGCAGTATGTCGGCGCGACGCGGAACATAGCGCGGCGCATGAGAGAGCACCGACGCGCGTTCGGTCGCGGCTTCGTCATCACAATCTTGGAAACCGGCGACTCGATCGAATGGCGCGACGCCGAGCACCGCTGGATTGCGAAGATGCGCGCGGCGGGTGTCGCGCTCTTGAACAAAACGGCAGGCCGCAACGGCGTCGAGAGTTTGTCGAAAGAGGCGCGCGAAAAGCTCTCCAGGTGGGGGCGCGGGCGCAAAAAGCCGGACGGTCACGGCGCCAAAGTCAGCGCGGCACAAAAAGGCGTTCCGAAGACATTGACGCCGGAGGGCCGAGAGCGCTTGCGCGATGCCGGTCGTCGATCTGGACATAGGTGGAAGTGCCTCAGCGCCGAGGGGCGCGCTGCCCATTCAGCGCGTAGCCGCGAGCAATGGGCAGCGCTATCGCCGGAAGAAAGGGTGCGGCGCTTGCGCGACCTTCAGGCAACGGCGTGGGCGGGAGTGACTGGCGAAGCGCGTTCGGCGCGCGGCAAGAAGGCCGCCGTTACGCGCACAACTGGAGCCGCCGGGGAGAAGTTTTCTGCGGCACAAAGCGCCAGTCTGAAACAATTCTACAATGAGCATCGCGACATCGCTCAACGACGAGGCGATCGAATCCGCGAGTGGTGGGCGTCGCTTTCTGCTACCGATCGCGAAGCGTATATCGCGCGACGAACGGTTGCGATCATGGCGGCCAAAGCCGCCAAACGTAGGCCGCCGGAACTTGCGTTCTAAAGGAGGATCGTAATGAACGCGCCAATTATCAGCGCCGAGAGCTGCAAGAATTGCAAATGGTCGAAAGCGACCGGCGCCGGCATGCAGTGCTACGAGTCGCCGCCGACGACCGTCCTGATCGGCGTCAACGATCGCGGCCCGATGTTCTCTGGCGTTTTCCCGCCAGTCGAGCCCGATTGGCGATGCGGAAAATATGTTCGCCGCCTGGCGATCGTCATGGACGCGCCGGCGATCGCCAATGCGTGAGGGAAGCGATGGACGCGACAGAGAGCCGTGCGCCGGTCGGCGCGCAATTCGCCTGCATCTTGGCGTCTCCGCTGGCGCCGCAAATCGGCTTCTCGCTCGAACTGCCATCGCTTGGCATCGAGATTCGCATCCTCGAGGTCGCCGAACGCGATGACGGCCGGTTCGACGTCGACGGCGAGGTCATTCGCCACCTCGAGACGCTGCATTGACGACGCTCGAAGAAGCGCCGACCAGGGCGGCGATCGTCGCCGAGGCGCGATCATGGATTGGCACGCCCTGGCGGCACGCCGCCGACGTCAAAGGGCGCAGCGGCGGCGTCGACTGCGCGATGCTGCTTGTTCGCGTCTACGTCACGCTCGGCCTCGTCGCGCCGTTCGACCCGCGGCCCTATCCGATCGACATGATGCACCATCGCAACGATGATCGGTTCCTGCGCCACTTGCTGGCGAACGCCAAGCTCGTCGCGACGCCGCAACCTGGCGACGCGATCTTGTTTCGCTACGGCTACGCCTATTCGCACGGCGGCATCGTCACGCACGGCGCGCCGCTGACGATCGTCCACGCCTATTCGCGCGCCAAGATGGTCATCGAAGAGGACGCGACGAAGAACTATCAGCTCGTCCCGCGACTCGCCGGCGCGAAAATCGCCAGCTATTGGGGCTGACGCGTGGCTTATTTCCGCAGCCCCAGCACGTCGACGGCGCCGGACTTCACCGGCCTGCAAATCAACACGGCCGTCACGACGCTGCCCGTCCCGATGATCATGGGCCAGACGAAGGCCAGCGTTAACGTCATCTATTATTCGAACTTCCAGCAGCACGGCGCCGGCGACAAAGGGTCGGGCGGCAAAGGCGGCTTGTTCGGCGACGGCGGTTCGACCGAAACGACCTATTCGGCCGACATTATGCTCGCGCTGTGCGAAGGGCCGATCGCCGGCATCGGGCGGATCTGGCGCGACGAAAGCGTCTACACGCTCGCCGGCCTCGGCCTGACGCTGTTCGACGGCGCGACGCCGCAAGCCGTTTGGGGCTATCTCGCCGCGTCGAACCCGAGCGAAGCCGTCGCTTATTGGGGGACCGCCTACGTCTGCGCGGCGAGCTATAATCTCGGCACGTCGGCGACGATCGGCAACCATAATTTCGAGGTCATCGGCCTGCTCGCCGGAACCGGCGTCAACGGGATCGACGCCGACCCGGCGCAGTGCATCAATTTGTTCCTGACGAGCCTGCAATTCGGCGCCGGCTTCCTGTCGACGTGGATCGACTCGCCCTTGTTGTTTGGCGCGTCCGGCGACTCGTCGGTCCAGACCTATTGCCGCGCGCTCGGCATCGCGTTCTCGCCGGCGCTGATTGATCAGGAGTCGGCGTCGAGCGTCTTGTCGCGCTGGCTGCAGATCATCAACTGCGCCGGCTTCTGGTCGGAAGGGCTGCTCAAGATCATCCCTTACGGCGACACGGCGATCCCCGGTTCGACGCAACGCACGACCACCGCCGTCGCGATCGTCCCGACTGCGCCGGCGCTCGGCTATCCCTACATCGTCGTGTGCGGCGCGAGCGAGTTCGTCAGCGACGGCGGCGTCATCAACGCCAACACGAAAAAGGCGTTCACCTATATCGGCGCGCGCCAGCCGACCGCGGCGGGAACCTACGGCATTTCGGCCGCCGGAACCTACCTGTTTTCCAACGCCGACGGCGACGCCGGGACCGCCGTGCAGATCACGTTCACTTACCTGACGGGCTACAGCTTCAATCCGAACCTGACGCCGATCTACTCGCTGACCGACGACGACTATATCGCGCAGGAGGGCGAGGACCCGATCAAGGTCATTCGCGCTGACCCGTACACGCTGCCGACAATTCAGCGCCTCGAAGTCCTGTCGCGCTCCAATCGCTACACGCCGCTGCCGGTCGAAGCGCGCGACCAATCGCAGATCGAATTGCTCGGCGCGCGCGTCGGCCCGACGATCCAGGCGCATGAGGTCTGCGACGAAATCAACATCGGGCCGATCGTTGCGCAGACGATTTTGCAGCGCCTGCTCTACGTGCGGCGCACCTTCTCGTGGAAGCTCGATTGGTGCTTCATCGGCTTGGAGCCGATGGACATTGTCGAATTGAACGACAGCAACCTTGGCCTCGTCAATCAAGCCGTCCGCATCACCGAGGCCGACGAGGACGACGACGGCATTTTCACCTTCACGGCTGAAGAGCTGACGGTCGGCGTTTCGACGCCGGTCCTTTATCAGAGCGGCGCGGCGGCCGGGTCGACGATGAACACGGCGATCGCCGCCGAGCCGGTCAATTCGCCGCCGCTGATCTATGAGCCGCCGGCGAACCTGACCGCCGACACGCTGCAATTGTGGCTGGGCGCGTCAGGCGGCTCGGGCGGCGTCGTCGATCCGAATTGGGGCGGCTGCAACGTCCTTGTGTCGGTCGACGGCGGCGCCAGCTATTCGCCGGCCGGCGTCATCACGCAAGCGCTGCGGCAAGGCGTCTTGACGGCGAACCTCGCGCTGGCGAGCGGCTTCGACACGACGAACACGCTTTCGGTCAACCTGGCCGAGTCGGGCGGCGAATTGATCGGCGCGTCGCAAGCGTCGGCGGAGGCCGGCGGCACGCTGGCGCTGGTCGACGGCGAACTGCTCGCTTATGAAACGGCGACGCTCGTTTCCGGCAACGCCTACAACCTGACCGGCCTGGCGCGCGGCCTCGACTCGACGACGCCGGCGTCGCATTTGAGCGGCGCGCAATTCGCCCGCCTCGACGGCGCCGTCCTCAAGCTGACCTTCCCCGTCTCGATGGTCGGCCAGACCATTCAGTTGAAGTTTCAGAGCTTCAACATGTTCAACGGCGGCCAGCAGGCGCTGTCGACCTGCGCCGTCTACAATTACACGTTCCTCGGGACGGCGCTCGCCGCGCCGCTGGCGCCGGTCACCGCCGTTTATCCGCAATACACGTCCGGCTTCCTCAACGTCTATTGGGACGAGGTCGTCGATCCGCGCGGGACGGCGGTTTATGAGATCCGCAAAGGGACGACCGAAACCGGCTCGACGCTGGTGCGCACGCAAGCGCATCCGCCTTTCGTCGTGCCTGGCGAGGGCACGTTCTGGATCGCCGCAAAGATCACGATGGCGACAGGCCTGACGGTCTATTCCTCGTCATGGGCGTCGATCGCGATCTCCGCCAATCAACTCGGCGGCACGATCATCGATCAATACAATGAGCAAGGCGCCGATTGGCCGGGCGCGTTGCAGAGCGGCCTGGCGATCGTCGGGACCGGCGCGGCCGCGACGCTCGAACTCAATTCGTCCGGCTCGCCGACGCTGAACGCGCCCTATTACTACACGTCGGCGCAGGTCGTGAACCTCGGCTACGTCGCGCAGGCGCAGCTCAACTACCATTTCAACGCGACAGGCTCGCCAGTCGGCCAGAACGTGCTGACGATGGCGAACATTCTCGCCGTCGCCGACCTGCTCGGGACCGCCTCGGCGCAATACGTCAGCGCGTGGGTCGAGGTCAACATCGCGACGAGCGAGACGGGCGGGACGCCGAATTGGCAAGGCTGGCAGAAGTGCATCCCCGGCGTGCAATCGGCGCAATGGGTGCAATATCGCCTGGCGCTGCAACTATCGAGCCTGCAGGCGATCGCCGCTTGCACGGCGTTCTCTTGGAGCGTGTCGGTCCCTGGCCGCGTCGATCATTATCAAAATCAGTCATGCTCGAGCAGCGGCCTGACGATCAGCTTCACGCCTGACGGCGCGTCTGGCGCCGCGCCGTTCAACGCCGGGCCGAACGGCGCGACGCTGCCTTACATCAGCATCGACAGTTGGAACCAGACGACCGGCGAATACGCGCAGGTCACGTCGCTGTCGCTTTCGGCGGTGACGATCAAGTTCTACAATTCAAGCGGGACGGCGATCGCGATGACCGGGATCAATTTCAAGGCCGAAGGGGTCTGAGGCATGTCGCAAGGCTCTCTGGCAAATCCGACGACCGGCACGCTCTCTGGCTTGACCGACGTCAGCACGGTCAACGGCGGCCTCGACGCGCTCAACACGGATAATTCGGGAACAAGCGCGCCGACCAATCAAGCCAGCGGATCGCCGAGCCTTGGCAACAAATGGCTCAACACGACGTCGGCGATCGCGCTGCGCTATGTGTTCGACGGGACCGATTGGCTATACAAAGACGCGATCGACACCGCCAATCATATCTTCATGTCGCAGATCGGCGGCGGCGCCGGCACGCTGGCGTCGGCTGCGACGACCGATCTCGGCTCCATCCCGCAGAGCGTCATTTCGATCACCGGTACGACGACGATAACGAGCTTCGGTTCGTCGGCGACAATTGGCTCGACGAAGATCGTCGAGTTTTCGAGCGCCGGTCTGCTCTTGACGGCTTCGTCCGCGCTCTTGCTGCCGGGCGGCTCCAACGTGACGACGCAAGCCGGCGACTACGCGATTTGCACGCTCGCGTCCGCCGGCGTCTGGCTCTGCAACTATTTCCGCGCCAACGGTCAGCCGCTCGGCTTCTCGAATAGCGCCGGTCTCTTCGGCGACGGTAGCGACGGCAATCTCACGCTATCAAGCGGCGTCGTCTCGCTCACGCGGGATATGTACTACAACAACGTCACGATCTCCGGCACGGGCCAGATCGCGACGAACGGCTTCCGCGTCTTCGTCGCCGGCGTGCTCAATCTCACCGCGGCCGGCGGCGGCGCGATTTACTCAGGACCGGCCGGCGCGACGGCCGCGACCGCCGTCACGCCGGCGCAGAGCGCGCCGACGTCGACCGATTGGGGCCAGACGCCAGGTGCCGGCGGCAACGCGGCGAACGGCCACGCCGCACTCGTCTCGAACATTCTCGGCGGCTTGGGCGGCGCCGGCGGCAACGGCGCAACGACGCTAAACGGCGCGCCGCAAGCCGGAACACCGACGAACTTGCCGCGGCTCATGATCGCCGCGATCCTCGCGCAGATCGCTTCGCTGCAACCGACCGGCGGCGGTCCTGGAAGCGGCGGCGGCAGCGCGACCACGGCGCCCGGCCATTGGGGCGGGGCGGGCGCCTACGGCGGTCTACCGCTGCTTATTTTCGCCGCGACGATCAACCGCGGCTCGTCGACGGCGGCGAACGCGCTGCAATCCTACGGCGGAACCGGCGGCGTCGGCGTCAACATCGGCGCAAGCGGCAGCGGCGGCGGCGGCGGCGGCGGCGGCGGCCCGGTGATTGTCATCTACGGCGCGCTGATCGGTTCGACCGCGACGAGCGCGCTACTGTCTGAAGGCGGTCCGGGCGGCAACGGCTACAACGTTGCGAACCCCGGCCTTGGCGGCCAAGGCGGCGGCAGCGGTCCGATTCTGCTCGGCAACGCGACGAGCGGCGTTTTCAGCTTCACCGCGGGCAACGCCGCCGGCGCGGCGCCGTCAACCTACGTCGGCGGCTCTGGCGCCGTGACGCAAATGAATCTCTAACGAGGGCACAAACATGCCGGGTCTCAGCGATTTCGAAGCCGAAGCTTTTCTCAATCACGCGACGGGCTGCATTCCGCTGACCGGCGCCGCGGCGAGCCGCTATCTCGCGCTCTTCACGACGCCGCCGACGTCGGACGCCGGAACCGGCGGAACCGAAGTCAGCGGCGGTTCTTACGCTCGCCCGCAAGTCGCCGGCGCGGTCGCGGCGACGGCGTCGTTCACGACGTCGAGTCCGAATATCACGATGACGTCGAACCCCGGCTGGGTCGTTCCGGGGATGAACGTCTACGATCTGACGAACGGCCAGCAGATCGGCACGGTTTTGACCTACAGCGGCACGTCGCTCGTCTTGACCGGCAACGCGGCGCACGCGTCGAGCGGATCGGCCGACTCGCTGCAATTCTCAGCTTGGCCGCAAGCGTCGGCGTCGTCCGGCAACGAACCGGCGACGACGCCGGCGAACGTCGCCAACGGCGCCGCGATCACTTTCGTCCAATCGTCGGCTTCGTGGGGAACCGCGGAAGCGTGGGGCCTTTACGACGCGCTGAGCGGCGTCGATCTGCTCTTTTGGGACTATTTCGGCAACTACAAATGGTCGCCGTTCACCTGCACGTCGGCGACGCCAGGCGTGCTGACCTGCACCGATCAGACTTTCGTCAATGGCGAGTATGCAGTCGTCACCGCGAAATTTGGCGGAACCCTGCCGACGACCGGCGGCTCTTGGGCCGGTATCTTGAGCGTCGCCGGCGTCTCCGGAGCGACGTTCAATCTCGGCGTGAACACGACCGGCGCCGGCGACGGCTTGGTCCGCCAGGTGCTCGAATACTCGATCGGCATTTCGACGACGATCTCGTTCGCCGCGTCGAGCTTCACGCTGCAACTCGCTTGAGCCGGATGACGTAGGAGCGATCGCGTGGGCTACGCACTCGACAATGTCGCGATGACGGTTGCGAGCGCGCCAGGAACCGGCGCGATCTCGCTCGGCTCGGCGGTCTCCGGTTATCAGACATTCGCCGCCGCCGGCGCGCTGAGCGGCCAGCTCGTTCCGTATGCCATTCAGGACGCCGCCGGCGCGTTCGAATACGGACGCGGAACCTACTCGTCGAGCGGCCCGACTTTGACGCGCACGACGATCTTAGGCTCGTCGAACGGCGGTTCGGCGATCAACGCGACGGCGGCGGCGATCATTTCCTGCCCGCCGCTCGCCGAAGACGCGGTCTCGCTCGGCAACGTCTCGGCCGCTCTACAGTCGGCGACGACGATCAACGATACGACGACGCCGACGACCGGCGGCGTCACGCTGGCGAACCAAGTGCTCGCCGCCGGCAGCGTCTGGCGCATCAAGGCGATGGGCCAATACACTACCGCCAGCAGCGCAACCGCGCGCCACATGATTATTACGCCGTACTGGGGAAGCACGGCGCTAACCGCGTTGAACCCGGCCGGGGTCAAAACCTCGGCGACGACGACTTACAACTGGCAATGCGAGTTCATGCTGGTCGGGACAAGCACAAGCGCCTTACTGCTTAATGCGTGGTCGCTCAACGAGTTCCAAGGCGGCTCGACGGGCGCGGTAGTTAACGACACGTTCATCGCGCCAACTAGCAACACCGGCCTGCCGACCGGCTTGCAGACGATCGACCTGCGCTTCGACATGAGCAGCGCGGTTACGGGCGACTCGATTACGGTCGGGTCGGTTTCGATCGAGCGAATCCAGTAGGGCCGCGCGATGATCTTCGGCAATTCGCCGTTCGCCAATCAGCCGTTCGCGCACGGTCCGGCGTCGACCGGAACGACGATCGCCGCCTACGCTTCGACTAGGGCGCGCGCTTCCGGGCGCGCAGCGTCGACGAGCGCGACCGCGGCGGCGGCGCGCGGCTCGGCGCGCGCCAACGCGAGAGCCGGCGCGGCTTTGACGACGCCAGGGACCGCGCGCGGCGCGGCAAGAGC